CTCCATACCTTAAAGAAATTCAGGACCACTTAGGAAAAACTTCAGACGCTCAGGAAATTGTATTTCAAAAAGGTTCTCAGATTGGAGCTACCGAAACAATGAATAATTTCGTAGGGTATTCGATACATATAAACCCGTCAATTATTTTATTGGTTATGCCTACTGAAGAGGCTATAAAAAAGAATTCGCGAACCAGAATAAAACCGATGATTGAAAGCGCGCCGGTTTTGCGTGACAGAATTAAAGCGGTCGGATCAAAGGACGCTGAAAATACAATCACATCGAAAAGTTTTCCAGGTGGAGTTCTTTTAATGATTGGAGCAAATAGTCCGGTTGGTTTGGCCAGCACACCGGCTGCAAAAATTATGATGGATGAAGTCGATCGTTTTCCATTATCCGCAGGTGCCGAAGGTTCGCCGGTAGATTTAGCACGTGCAAGAGCGAGAACGTTTCAGAATAGAAAAATATTCTTGGCCAGCACGCCAACCAATGAAGGCGAAAGTGTAATTAATGCGGAATTTAAAGATGGAGACCAGCGTTATTATAACATACCGTGTCAAGGTTGTGGTGACAAGTTTACATTCAAATTTGAATATTTAACTTACGATGAAGGAAAACCGGAAACAACTAGAATGGCGTGCCCTGAATGCGGGTTCCTTCATGAGGAGCGTCACAAAACAATTATGCTTGAAAATGGCGTATGGATTCCAACGGCAGTTTCGAGTAGTCCAAGAAAATTTTCTTATCACTTAAACGCGTTATATTCACCAGCAGGATTTTATAGTTGGGAAGAATTAATTCGGGATTACTTAAAAGTAAAAAACGATGTAAATAAATACCGAACATTTGTAAATACTGTTTTGGGCGAAACATTTAAAATTAAAGGCGATGCTCCAGATAGTGAAAATTTATACAACCGTCGTGAAGAATATCCAATCGGAACTATTCCTAAAGGCGTTTATTTTCTTACTATGGGTGTAGATATTCAAGGCGACCGTATCGAGGGCGAAGTTGTCGGTTGGGGTCGTGGTCGTGAAACATGGTCAATAGAATATTTTGTTTTCGTTGGCGACACATCGAAACCAGAAGTTTGGGAAATGCTTTCGAACCAAATTACAAAACAATACGAATGTGGCGACTCGATGATGTCGATTAATTTGACGTGTGTGGATGCTGGATATAAAACTTCAACTGTTTATGATTTTGTTTCGAAATTTTCGTATTCGAAAGTAGTTCCTATTATGGGGCGTGACTCGGTTAAGGATGTAATGGTTTCGCCTCCAAGAGCGTACAATGTAGCGAAATCAGGTAAAAAAATAGAAGGACGTAAGATTTGGTATCTGGGAACTTCATTGCTTAAATCAGAGCTGTACGGATTTCTGAAACTTAAACCTAAAGAAGTTGAAGGCATCGAAACATATCCAGAAGGGTACTGTCATTTTCCACAATACGACCGACATTATTTTAAAATGCTTACGGCTGAACAGCAGGAGCAAGTCATAAATAAAAAAGGATTTGCAGAATACCAGTGGACTAAAAAATCTGGAGCAAGAAACGAGGCTTTAGATGTTAGAAATTATGCCCGTGCAGCCGCTTACATAATTGGAATAGATAGATTTAAAGAAGATACTTGGGATAAAATAAAAGCGCAAAGCACTGTAACTATAGAAAAAATTTCAGAAGCTAAAGCTCCAGAAAAAAAAGAAGTTAAAAAAAGAAGCGGTTATTGGTAAATATGTAAAAATAATGTTTATATTTGCCTAACGTTAATTATTGTACTTGTAGCGACCTGATAAAGCACAGTGCAACGGATAAAGACTAATAAAAACAAGAATTACAAATCATTAAATTAAACCAAAATCTAGCTATAAGTACAATAAATTGTTGTAGGTAGGTTTTTTAAATCACGAATTATGTATAAATATATTATTACTTGGATAGTAGTTTCAATTCAATCAGCTCCTTGTCCTGATGCGAACAGATTTTCTGAATTTGGAACACAAAATAGATCAATGATTTCTTGCGCTGTTTATCACACGCAAACGGTTAAAGAAAAGAAAGAACGTTTTTTTTATTCAAAAGATAGCGTAAATGTTTTTCTTAAAAACATAAATAATTATAAGCCATCTGGATTTAATTTTTCTATGGAGGATAAAATAGAATCTATAAAATTAGACAGTTTAAAGGTAAAAAAATAACCGGCGTAACTTTGGCGACAAAGTTGAGCAAACTTACCTACAACGTCGATGCTTGTGGCTGTATGCTACTGCGGTCGTGTTTCGGAGGAAAAAAGTTCTGCATATAGCCACAAGCATTTGTTGGCAGTAGTTTTTTTATTTATAAACAGGGTAGTCGAAAACTGAATGGAGTAGGCAAATTTTAAAAACAAATTATTATGAAAAAGTTAAGTTTAATTGCATTGGTTTTAGTATCATTTAGTGTAACATCTTGTTGGGATTTTAGCAGAGAACAAGATTACAAAGATGCGGAGAACAAAGGAAAATCAGTTTTAATTCAAGCAGAAAGCGAGAAAAAAGCAATGATTGAAGAAGCGAAAGCAAACTATGAATCTGCTAAACTAAACGCTCAAACTAAAATTGAAAAAGCTAAAGCAGACGCTGAATCTAAATTAATTTCAGCCAAAGCAGAAGCCTCCGCAAGATTAATGAACGCAGAAAGTCAAGCAAAAGCAAATAAAATGCTAAATGAATCTATTACTACTACAATTTTGGAGTATAATAAAATCAATCGTTGGAATGGAAAGTTACCTACAACTACTTTAGGAAGTCAAGGTTCAATTATAAACTTAAAATAATGAGAATGACTTTGTTTTTTGTGGTTGGAATTCCAATCGCAATTCTATTATATTTTTATGTTTTTAAAGACATAATAGATAATTTCAGAAAGTAATTTTATTTAAGCGTACTCTTTTATACGGGTACGCTTAAAATTACTGCCAACTAATCGCTAACCGCTAAAAAATTATTACTTTAATTCCTTAGTAATTATAAAATATACAAAAGTTAAAGTAATAAAAATTACGGATGCTCAACATGAAACTTTAAAAAAATTAGACAGTTATCAGATTAATGTAGCTCAATTTATCAGGGATGCAATTTCAGAAAAGATAAAACTTGAATATTCAGAATTAATCCCAAAACCTAAAAAAGTTTACATTCCATTTTAAATTTATAACTAAAAAAAATAAAAATGATAAAATAATCCAAACCCTTCAAGCGATGGTATAAAAAAATAATTTTATGCTTTCTGTGGAGTAAAATCGCTTAAAACAATCAGTGAATAATAGTATCTGTTTGATATATTTTTAAAATAAAAACCTCGGTATTAATTTATCGAGGTTTTTTCATATATTTACAAAAATTTTAGTTATGGCATGTACTCAATACACGTTAATTCAATACCAAACTTTAAGTGACGCTATAGTTAGTGGAGCTTTAGAAGTTCAGTATGGCGACAAAACTGTAAAATATCGCTCATTAGATGAAATGATCCGTATTCAATTAATGATGAGAAACTGTTTATTTCCAGAACAAAATGCAAATAACGGCAGGAAATACGCAAGTTTTTCAAAAGGAACCAATAGATGCCGATAACAAATTAAATTTAAAATATGAATTTATTAGATAAAATAGTTTCTGCCGTTAGTCCTGAATTAGGAGCCGAACGTGCGAAATTTAGAGCGATAGAAAAAACTATTAATTCTGGAATCAGATCTTATGAAGGAGCAACTAAAGGGCGTCGTGGTGACGGGTGGACTTCTTTTAATACTTCAGATAATGCAAACAGTGATATTCAAAAATCATTAAAAATTTTGCGTGACCGATCGGTTGATGGATATAAAAACAACGCTTCTATATTCAAGGCGATTCGTACGATTCAAAATAATGTTGTCGGTACTGGAATAATGCCAACACCTGTAAATGCGGACGTAAAATTAACGCCTAAAGAAATTCAAAAAATCAAAGACGAATGGAAGGCGTGGGCAGAATCAACAGAGTGTGATTTTGATGGATTTTTTACGCAATACGGAATTCAAAGTTTAGTCATGCGTAACGTGGCTATGCAAGGTGAAGTATTCGTTTTAAAGCGTAGAGATTCAAATTCTCGACATCCTATTAAATTGCAGGTGTTAGCACCTCACATGGTAGATCACACGAAAAACTCTTACATGATTTCGGAGCGTGAAGGAAATTATGTAGTTCAAGGTGTTGAGTTCAATAGTCAAGGTAAGCGAGTTGGATATTGGGTTTTCGATCATAATCCAAATAATGAATTCACAATGAAATTAGCTCCAAAATTTGTTGGAGTTGACGATATGATTCATATTTTTTACAAAGAATTTCCAGAGCAAGTTCGAGGCGTACCGTTCGGAACTTCTACGATGCTGTCGATGCGAGATTTGGCAGATTACAAAGATGCTCAATTAATGCTTCAAAAAGTCGCAGCATGTCACGTGGCATTTACTACAAAACAAGATTCTGCGGACGGACTAGGAGGCTTGGAGACCGTAGCTGGTCAAGAAATAGATAGAATGGAACCTGGAATAATTGAACGTCTTGCTCCAGGTGAAACTGTTACTTTTAACAACCCGCCAACGCCTTCAAGTTTTTCGGAGTACGTTTCTAAAAATCAGCAAGAAAATGCAGCAGGTTACGGAATTACATACGAACAATTAACCGGCGACATGGGCAATGTTAATTTTTCAAGCGGTCGTATGGGTTGGATTGAAGCGCAAAGACAAATCGAAGACTGGCAGTATAATATGTTTATACCTCAGTTTTGCGATAAAATTTGGAGCTGGTTTATTGAAGGCTTGAAAATTAAAATGATTCTAAATAAAAATTCTGGTGCTGAGTGGACTCCACAGGGACGTGAAATGATTGACCCAGTAAAAGAAATGAACGGTTTAATTTTAGAATTAAAATCTGGATTGGTTTCTTGGACCGAAGCTTGCAAGCGTCGAGGATACAATCCGGATACTCTTTTAGAGCAAATGAAAGTCGACAAAGCAATGTTTGAAAGTGCAGGAATAAATGTTGAATGGATAATTCAAGAGGCTGAAATTGAGGTTCAAGATTTATCTGTTAATCAACAAAAAAAATAATTAACAAAATCATAGTATAATTCAAAAAAATTATATATTTGTAAAATAATCTTACATTATGCCAGAAGTAAAAAAAATAGTACAGGTAAATAGACAGAGCACACGTGCTAAGTTTGATTTAAGTTCTTTCGATGAAGAAAATAGAACGGTAGAAGTTGTTTTTGCTACTGAAACTCCTGTAAGGTCTTATGATTGGAGTATTGGAGATTTTATAGAAGTATTGTCCTGCGACCCTTCACATGTGGACATGACTAGAATGAACAACGGTGCGCCTGTACTGGATAATCATGACAAGTATAGCTCTACAAGAAAAGCGGTTGTCGGAGTAGTTGAGTCTGCTAGAGTTGAAGGAAATCAGTGTATTGCAAAATTGAGATTTTCAAATGCGTCTAGTGACGACATTGAATTAATGAACAAGGTTAAGGATGGAATAGTTACTGGAGTTTCAGTAGGTTATGATGTTTTTTCTTATCAATTAACAAGGTCGTCTGACGGTGAATTAGATACTTATAAAGCTATAAATTGGCAACCTACAGAAATATCTTTTGTTCCTGTTCAGGCAGACTTAAATAGTCGTGTTCGCTCTGAATCAGAAGAATCAATTCAAGCTACAATAGAAGACGTAACTCCTGTAACAGAAAAAGTAACCGAAGAAATACCAGAAGAAAATAATATTAATTTAAATACAAACGATATGCCAGAGGTAAATCAACCGCCAGCAATGACTGCGGAAACTCCTAATTTGGAGGCAACACGTTCAGCAGCTGCTACTGAAGAGCGTGCTAGAATTAAAGGTATTTCAGCACATTGCAGAGCGTTAGGCTTACCGCAATCAGTTGCTGATACTTTGATTGAAGAAAATATTGATTTAGCTACGGCTGGTCAACGTGCA